CTAATGGTGTCGCAAGTCAATATCCCTAATTTAATAAAATGTATATCAAGGAAAATAAATGCCTAGTCTAAATGCAGACGGGGGAACAGGGTTAAGTGGTTACTCAGACACACTTGCTCAATCCTTTTTTGTCGACAGAAACTTACTTCTAACTAAAATTGATTTATTTTTTAGTGATAAACATGATAAACTACCTGTGGAACTTTCTGTTAGAAAACTTGAAAATGGTATTCCCAGTTCATCTATTCTACCTAACTCAATAGTTGTAGTTGATTCAGATAATATTAGCACGTCTGCAAATGCATCTGTAGCTACTAGCTTTACATTTCCTGTACCTATAAATTTAGAGTCTGGACAATACTGCTTTGCTTTATCCTCTGATAGCAAAAAACACAAGGTATATGTTGGACAAATAGGGGGAGAAGATAATGCTACTGGTTCAATTATCTTTAAACAACCCTATTCTGGGGTTATGCTTATGTCTACCAATGGTGTTAATTGGACAGAAGACCAGACTCGTGATGTAAAGTTTAAAATATACCGCGCCAACGTTACCTCCCAGGTAGCTACTGTTGATTTAATTGTTTCTAAAAATTCTCTTAAGCAGCCTACTTTGGCTTTGCTTGAAAATAATCCCTTTCAAGCGTTTAATGGTCAATCCATTTTAAGAGTATATCATAAAAACCACGGGTTTACAAATGGTTCGGTTGTTAAGTACGATGGTATACCTGGACATTTTGCGTATGAAGCTAATACATCAGGCAATACAGTATCTATTAGCAACATACCTACTCTTTTACTAGCAAATACGTATCTATCGGTAAGTAATGTGGTTGCTAATGGTTATACAGTTGCTACAGCAGCTAACTCTTTTATTACTGGTAATATAACAAGTGGTAGATTTGGAGGTAGCGGTATTACAGCTACTACTCCTCGTAAATTTTCTGCTATCTATCCAGCAATTAGTACCTCTACACCACCAAGAACTACTATAAACCATAAATTAAAAACTACTGATACGTCTTTTACGGTTAGTAATTTTGAATCTTTTAATCCAGATACTATTTATTTTAATACTGAAAGATTATTAGTAGATAATCAAAACGCTTCTATTTCTATGGCAGGAGCGGAGAGTTTTATTTACAGGTTAGAATTAAAGACCAGCGATGGTTTTGTATCCCCCGCAGTTGATCTTCCTTTCTCCAGTGCATTGTTTATAACACCTGATATTAATTCTCCTTCTACTGCTGATAACTTAAGTACAGATTTAATTACTATTGCTAATGCTAATACCCTTATTTCATTTAATGGTGCAGGTAATGTAACTATAGGCGGTGCATTAGAAAAAGCAAACGTAAAAACCATGGTGCCCGGGGCCTTTGTTACTATCACAACTTCTGGTGCGGTTACCAATAACGGTACATTTAGGTTGACAGCGGTCTCTAATGAAGGTTCATCTTTTAGTATACCAGTCTCTAATGCTGTTCCTTCTGGCAACGTAACCAGTATTGTATACAGACCGATGTTTGTATCTGATGAAGCAGCTTCGGGAAGTAGTACTCGTGCAAATTATGTGACCAGAAAAATTGAACTTGCCACTCCCGCCACCAGCTTACTTGTAAGATTGGCAGTATCTAAACCGGCAGGCGCCGATATTGAAGTCTATTTTAAACTTCAAAATGGTAATGAGGCATCTGGATTCGATACCAAAGAATATACCCAATTAGATCTTGGTACAATTAAAAATACTGTTGATGGTCAGTTTGTAGATATTGAAAAGTTTGTAGATAGTTTAGCCTCCTTCAGTGCATTTGTAATTAAAATAGTACTTAAGTCTACCAGTATTGCAGCGTACCCCAAGGTAAAAGACCTTAGAATTATTGCCCTAGAATGATTAACAACCAGGTATTAAAGGTGAGAGATCACCCTACACTTTATAGAGACCCTAACTCAAAGGCTATTTTAGTAGTAGATCAAACATCAAGACAGAACTACATTAACCAGAGAACTCTGGCTCAAAAGACTGCTACTTCTACCGAAGGTCTTGAAAAAGAGATGTTAAATATGAAGCAAGAACTTGATGAACTTAAAGATATGCTTCGTATTTTAATCAGTCAAACTAAGACAGATAAATAAACAATAAATATTCAAACGAATACAGCAAGGTAAATTAAATGGCAGCAACACTGGTTTTAAGAACGGTCAAAGGTACGCCGTTAACAAATATAGAAGTAGATAATAACTTCTCTAATTTAAACACGTTTGGAGATGTTGTAAACGCTAATATTGGTGTTTTAACTAACTTAACAACTATTACCCAGGCTAACGTTGTCAATGCTGTTAATGAGATTAAAGCAGGCAATTTAAGTCAGTTTGGTTCAACTACTTCAGCTCAACTTGCCTCCGTTATTTCTAATGAGACAGGTACAGGTAATTTAGTATTTTCAACCTCTCCGACCCTTACAACTCCCGCTCTTGGTACACCGTCTGCTATAGTCTTAACAAACGCTACAGGCCTGCCTCTTTCAACTGGTATTACTGGATTGGGATCCGGGCAAGCAACATTGCTCGGAAGTAACGCATCATCAGGTGTTACTCCTACAACATATGGTGGGGGTACGGCTATCCCTATCATTACTATCGATACTTACGGTAGAATAACATCAGCTTCAAATATATCAGTGATATCTGGACTAACGATTAGTGATGATACAACAACTAATAGTACGTTTTATCCTACATTTACTTCCCTTACTTCAGGCTCTGCCTCCGGTGCGAGTATATCTACCACTAAATTAACATTTAATCCAAATACAGGGCTTTTAACTTCCACAGATTATAATTCGTCCTCGGATATAACGCTAAAGCAAGACTTTACATCTATTCAAAACCCACTAGATATTATTAACCAATTAACTGGATTTGGATTTACCTGGAAAGATAGTAAAGAGAAAGCCTACGGCTTATCTGCACAAGAAGTTGAAAAAGTAATACCTGAAATCGTCAAAAATAGACCTGACGGTACTAAAGGTATTAATTATATGAATCTTACTGCGTTCTTAATTGAAGCAATTAAAGACCTAAAACGAGAAATACAAGAGATTAAAACAAATAAATAGTATATAATTATACTATGCCGAGTTCATAAAAAAAAAGGAGAACGAAGATGGCAATTCAAGTCGCAGGTACAACAGTAATTACAAATGCTCGATTAATTACAAATACAAAGTTTTGTGATGCTGCCCGAGCTGTAACGGTCAGCGGGAGTTCAACATCAATAGATCTTTCTGCTGATGACGCAAGTATTTACAGAGTAGCAGTGGGGGCAAGTACAACCATTACCTTTTCTAACCCGCAGCAAGGTCAATCCTGGGTCATGATTACCACAAATTCAGGTGCTGGTTATTCCATTGCATTTGGCAATACAATTAAATATGCAGGGGGGACATTACCCCCTAGAACTACAGCAAGCGGTGCCGTAGATGTGTGGTCTTTTTATTATGATAATAGCACGTACTACGGGTCTCTTGCTATTATTAATGCAAGTTAATAGGAGTTTAGTATGGCACGATTTGGCTCAAATCTTTTAAAAGAGAAGACCAATGTAGGGGTTACAACATCCACTACGTTTAACTCTCCCGGTACCTATACATTACCTTACGGAAAGACTGTTGTTCGTATTGGTGGTAGAGGTGCGTCAGGTAATCCTACTACCCCGGGTAACTTTTCATACTCTAATCCAGGACTAACTACTTCTTACTATACAGTGCATTGCGTGTATCGATATTTCGGCAATTATTATTTTCAATTTGCTGGAAACTTTCCAGGGGGTGGAGGTAATTATGTAACTTACAGCGGTTATGAACCAGCAGCTTATACTTGTTACTATAATTATCAATCTTCTAGTTTTACACCGGGTCAACAATATTTTAATCCTGCCACGCCTGGTAATGCTGGCTCCTCAGCTACAATTGGAGGTATTACTTTTCCAGGTGGGAACGCAGGTTCATCGGCCCCTGTAATTGGTCAGACAGCATCCTCACTAAAATATGAAAGTTCCACAACTTTAAGCATAACGGTTCCTACAGGGGGATATGTGACTGTTGATAATATAACTGGTAATTATTAATAATTTTTAAATTAAAGAAAGTGATATGAAATGAAGATTTTTAAATATGTTTCGGATATTGAGCAAGCAGTATTGTGGCGTGGAGCTTTTAATGAAGAGGACTTGCAAACTATTGATACTATAGGGGAGTATGCAGAATTTACTAAGGGTGTTATTGGATCTGCGGATGAAGAGTCTAAAGATCTTGATATTAGAGACGTCAACGTAACATGGATACAACCTGATGAAGACAATATATGGCTCTTTAAAAAAATTAATGAAATAGTTGCAAAAATAAACTATGATAAGTTTCAACTAGATCTAATTAATTTTGATGGTATTCAATTTTCTAAGTATAAATCGGAAGAAAGTAGTCATTATAAATGGCACATTGATTCTACAAATAAACTTAACGAAGAGGGTTATGTTAGAAAGCTCTCTATAATTGTAATGCTTTCTAAACAGGAAGAATATGAAGGTGGTAATCTTCTATTTAATTTTAGCGGTAACCCGGATACGCACGTTGAGTATGAATTAGAACGTGGAGACATGTTATTATTTTATTCTCATATACCTCACACTGTAACAAATGTGACTGCAGGAGAAAGAAAGACTCTTGTTACATGGGTAAATGGGCCAAAACTAAAATGAGTATTTTTTTTAAAGATGATATTATTGAGTTTCATTGTAAACCAGAATTTTTTGGAGTAATACCAGAGCCGATTCCTGCATATAAAGATATACCTGATTGGTTTAAAAGACTACCTCAGCATATTGAAGATCCAAGTGTCCCGAGAGATACTTGGGGCCGCAAGATGACTACAGCTAAAAAATGTTTACCTTTATTAGATGCTATGTCTTTAGGTTATATAATCCCGTTATCTGGTACTATTAATTTAAGAGTAAGTAAGGATGGTAAATTATTAGATATACCTGAAATACCGATACCTGCAATTCAAACCCACCATATTGCACAGGTAGGTAATAATTACCCTGGATCACCTACCATGCCTTTAAAGTTTATAAATAGATGGTTCATTAAGACTGCGCCTGGTTATTCTGTTTTAATTATTCCCCCGATTAATCACTTTGATCCTAGATTCACGTGCTTATCTGGAGTTGTTGACACGGATGTATTTGATCAGACAATAAACTTCCCCGCAATGTGGCATATTAAAGATTTTGATGGAACATTAGAGGCCGGGACACCCTTGGTAACAGTAATACCTTTTAAAAGAAAAAATATTCCAAGATCTGTTAAAGTAAGAGTGTCAACTGTAAATGAAATTAATAAAAATAAAAAATTAGAAGCTAAACAATGCGCTAGACATAGTGTTTATAATAGCGAGCTTAGAGAACCAAGAAAATAGGAGCATTTATGCAAAATAAAAAATGGTATTACCGTATTAACTTACAAAATCTGACGGCTATAGAATATACGCAAATTCTAGATAGCTGGGGTAATGTATCGGGTCTAAACGCAACATCTTTAGTTGATGAAGCTACTATTGCTGACATGAACTGGGCTGGTCATAACGAGGGCTTCTTGTCAAAAGAAGCAGCTCTTGCCAAAGGTGTAACTCAGGCAGAGCTAGATAGAGTCATGCCTGTAGCAGTAGAGGTGGGTTTGATATTTTTGAGAGAAAAACGCGATATTTTACTGTCAGCTTCTGATAGAGCTGTAGTTATCGACAGATGGGAGACCTATACCCAAGAGCAAAAGACTACTATTTCTACATATCGACAAGCACTGAGAGACATTACTACAACTGGTGATGTATTTAATCCTACGTGGCCTGCTATTCCGGAAATAATGGACTTCTTAAACGCTTATAATTAAATTTAAGCGTTGTTTAGAAAGGGCCTTAGGGCCCTTTTTTTATAAATATACGATAAATATTGAGGAATAAAATGGCTGTTATCTCTAACCTAGCAATCGACCAAGGTACAACTTATAGTATTACTATTACTGTAACTGATGATACGGGTTCGGCAAGGAACTTGACCAACTACACCGTTCGTTCCCAGATGAGAAGGTCATATTATACAAATGCCAATGTTGCCTTTTCAGCCAACATTGCTAGTCCTGCCGATGGTACAGTGTCCTTGGACTTAACCTCTACACAAACCAGTGCCCTTAAACCCGGTAGGTATGTATATGATGTTGAATTAGTTTCTAACG